ATGTCCAAATCCGCGAAAATCGCCACCATCCTGCTCTCGGGCGGGCTTGATTCCATGGTCACGGCAGCCATCGCGCGCGAAAGCGGCTATCAGCTGCACGCGCTCACCATCGACTACGGCCAACGCCATGTGCGTGAACTGCAATCTGCGGCCAGCATTGCGAGAAGGCTGGGTGTTGAACGCCATGTCAATTTGCCGCTCGACCTGCGCGAGTTTGGTGGTTCTGCGCTGACGGCGGACATCGACGTTCCCAAAACCGGCGTCGGCAATGACATTCCCGTCACCTACGTCCCAGCTCGCAACTTGCTGTTTCTCGCGCTGACGACGGCTTTTGCCGAGAGTTCAGGGTCAAGCGATATCTTCATCGGCGTGAACGCGCTCGATTATTCCGGCTATCCCGACTGTCGACCCGAATTTATCGCCAGCTTTGCGGAGACCGCGCGCCTCGGCACCAGGCAGGGCGTTGAGGGCGGCGCCTTCGAAATTCACGCCCCGCTCCAGCATATGACCAAGGCCGACATTGCCAGCGAATGCGCGCGGCTATCGCTCGATCCGGCCTGGAGCTGGTCCTGCTACGATCCGACGGATGAGGGAATCGCCTGCGGATTGTGCGACTCTTGCCGCTTGAGACGAAAAGGATTTGCCGAAGCAGGCGTTGCCGACACAACTGCCTATGCCGCCGACCCGGACGATTTGGCGATTAGTCCCGCGTAACGACGCCGCATGCAACGCGGCTGCCCGCTGCTCCGGCAGGATCACTGACATAATCGTCTGCGCCTTCATGCACCACTACGGCGGCGCCATCGGCGTCGTAGACATCAGCCTGGATTGACGTGGGCGTGCCGCGCAGGATTGTGCTCATTGTGCCCGATCCGTCTGTAGCGATGGAGACATTGGGCAAATCGCCCAGATGCGCCCCCCGTGGATTGCGCGTCCCGTGCTGATTGCCGCCGGGATTGAGATGTCCGCCAGCCGAGGTGAAATCGTCCGCGCTGCAATCCCCGGCAGTGTGCAGATGGACAGCGTGAGTGCCCTCCGAGAGTCTTGTGAAGCTGGCATTCAATGTCACTTCACCGCCAAGCGAGAACATGCGCGCCATTCCCACTTCCACCCCCTGCCGGTCGAGAATGGTTGCTGATCCTATTTGCGTCGCCGCGCTTTCATAGGCGGTTTGGCACCCGGCGAGCGCGAACAGGGCAATTGGCGCGGCGGCGAGGATAGAACGATTTGGCATTGAGGCGATCCTCTTGTGGTCATGAGTCCGCACCCTAACACCGCACGCCGCCAAAAGCTCCCTATGATGCTGGAAGAATTCCTGCACCCACCAGGGCCGCAATCAGCAGGGTGATTGCGGCGCGCGCTTCTGCGTCCTCGGTCGCTCCACCATTTGGGGCCGGGACTACAGCGGCGCGTCTCCATCCATTGTTGTAAGCGGCCAAAGCGCCCGCGCTCGCGTCATAGATGAGCATGCCCTGCACCGGTGTTGCAAACAGCCAATTGTCTGCCTGCCAGCATGCAATTGCGCCTGACTGATCGATCCAGTCACCCGTGGGTTGCGAGCCAACGATCCAGCTTTCGCCCTCTTCGGGTGCTGCGGGCGGGTTATCGGTCTCCCCCGCAACAGACGGATGCAACAATCCATCAAGTCGCGCGAACGCCTCGTTGATGACGAACTCCTTTTGAGCTTGGGCGACGAACAAATTTGGCAGACTGAAACGCGGTGTTTCGGACGTGAAGCTGATCGGGTCTGTCATGAGAATCCTCAGGAAATAGTGGTCAGGTAGAGCGGATGCGAGCGCGCAAAAGTGCCGATCTGGCGCACCCACAGATTTTGCCCAGGGTGCTGATTCTGGAGCTGGCTCATGGTGGCCGCATCAAGGACCAGCTCAGGGGTGGAGATTTGCCATGACATCAGCGGTGCATCGGGATTGCCGAGGCCGACTTCATAGGCTTCGGCTTGCTCATTGAGCGGAACCTCAACAGTGCCCGGCCATGTCCACGCCCCACGCGAACGCCGCGTCCAGCACAGCGAAAGCGATCCATCTGCCGCAAAGCCAATCTGCGGATGGACGGGGGAGGGCGGGCGCAGGGTGATCCCCGAGGCGGCAATTTGCGAGACGACCGGGTCAGTGTCGGCAAGACCGATCGCGGCAATTGTCTCGGCCTGACCCAAGCGCGAATTGTCAAGAATGACCGGGCGATCATCGAGCAACACGAATGCTGTGCCAGCTCCTGTTCCTTGCGTAGCGAGGTGTTCAGTGCCACCTCTGCCGCGCAGGAAGGTGGAGAGACGCCACTGGGTGCCACCAAGATATTCAGCATTCGCAAACTGGACGATTTCTTCGCCGATCAAAGCGCGGTTGGCACCCTGCGCCAGATCTTCGAGGCTTCTGTCTTCAAGGACATGGTCCGCAGAGACGAGCGTGATCTCCAATTGTGTTCGCCGATCAATCAAAACGGTTGGCATTGCAGGCAGAGCCTGCAGCGTTTCGCCGATCGCGCTTCGCCGCGAACCAGTCGCTCCGATGGCTGTCAGGTTACCGTCACTCTCAGCATAGAGTGCTGCACCGGTCCAGCCGGATGTCTGGGATGAGGCGGCGACATAGACTTGACGCTGGTCAGCGGTGCCGGTCCCATCCCAGGGCAACTCAAAGGCCTCGATAAGGGTCGGGGTGGCCAGGCTGTCGGGCGAAGCAAGCGATCTGCCAGCGGTTGTTTGCGTCGCAACACCCTTGCGTTGCGGGAGGCGGAGCAATTCGAGCTCAAGACCATTCTCTCGCCACTCCCACGATTCAATGCGCCATTTCCCTGCTCGCTCGGGCAGAGCGACGATATCGCCCGGTGCGATCTGCGGGTCGATCTGGGCGATGCGATAGGCCAGCCGTTCTTGCGACCACTTTGCGCGCTCGGCAGCATCATCGGCGAGCGACTTGGCATTGCCTGCCTGGAGTGCACCGGGGAATTCGATGATGCGACTGCGTCCGGAGTTCGCGCGCCCTCCGGCTCGTTGCAGACCAGCCTGAAAATCCCGCTCCACATCGTAATAGCGTAGCCCGGCGGGAATGCGTGTCTCATCAGCGCGAATACGCTCGGCCTTGCCGCTGACGCCGCCAAAACTTTCTCCCTGCCGGTCGATGATTGCTTCGGGCAAGGTAGCCACCGGGTCTCCGGTCGGGTCGCCATTGCCCAGTGACAGGCGTTCATCTCCGGCATTGCTCGCCAAGGGATAGAGCCTGTCGATCGATGCCAGAATTTCGGCGAGTGACCCGCCATCGTCTGAATATCCTTCGAGTGCTGGCAAGGCTCGTTCAACCGAGACATCGGCACCTGACGGCGTCACGAGATCGGTCAGGCTGACATCACCATTATCGGCGACCACTTCAAAGGTCAGTGCCGGGATGCGATTGCCGAAATCGGCGAGCTGCAATTCCTCGAACACGCAATATGCGAAGCCGCGAAAGCCGGGTGCCTGTCCACCCTCTGCGCTGGCGATCAGCGGGTCTGGCTGCTGGTCGCCGCTCCCTGTGTAGATACGCAATGTTCCACCGACCTTGAGATCACCCGCTGCGCCGCGCAGCAAGTTGCCATCGGCCCAGATGCGCCCGAGGCTGGCAATCGGCCGGCTCGCAAGGGCCACCGCGAAAGAAGAGGAGTAGCTGTAGGTCGTGGTGGAGGGACTACTCTTTCCGCCACCGACTTTTTCGCTCGTTTCTTTCAGATCGGTCGCCCAGATTATTGTCCCAGCTGAGCGCATTCGCCCGAAGTGGCGAGGAATCGGTGCGCCATAGCTCGATGTAGTGATCTTCAGTTCGGAGAGGCGAGGGCCCTCCCGGTCTGGCGGTCCGAACAGTGCGCCATCAATCTGGCTGCCGAACAGGGCCCCGATAGCACCGCCGATCGGGCCGCCGACGGCTGTGCCTACGGCGGTAAGGAGAAGTGTAGCCATGAGTGGCCTTTCGAATCAGGTGAGGCGCCAGTGTCCCGCTGTGGGCATGGGGTCTGGCACGGGAGAAATTACCACACGGCCCAGTCCGGCATGGGCTTGAATCAGGCGGTTGGAGTGTTTGACAATCGCAAGATGAAACTGGCCGGGCGATGGGCGCAAGAGCAGGAGATCGCCCGACTGCATGGCGCTTCCGACTGCTCGAAAACCTGCATCGGGCAAAAGGTCCAGCAGTGGTGCAACCTCTGTATTGCGCAGCGTATAGTGCGGCAATCGAGGCGGCTCGCGCCCGATTGCGATGAGCGAGCACAGCACGAGTCCGACACAATCAATCCCGGTAGCCGGATCGCGCCCGCGCAAACGGAATGGGGTTCCGACCAAGTCCTCTGCTGCTGCGGCAAAGGCAGTTTGCGACGGCATCATCCCGAACTGGTTGGATAGCGCGCAAGCAGATCATTGCCGGGCAAATGCGGTTCACCGCGAAAGTTGACAGCATTGTCGAAGCGCCCGCTGCAGGTGGCGATCGTGTGATCGCAGCCCTCGCGCAAATAGGCTAGCTGTCCAGCAGAAATCGTGCTCGAAAGTGGCTGATCGAGCACCAGTCCGCCAGTGCCCGCATCGATCACCTGCATCGTGACTCCCGAAAAAGGCCCATCGATCCATTTTACGTGACCATTGCGCATCTCCGCCGCACCTGGTGCTCCGGTAAAGCTGGTACTGTTCGCTTCCAGATCGATCGATGAGACAGCGCACAAATGCGTGAATCGCGCTGCATTGACGCCGCATTCGGGGTCGCAGAATCGGGCACGACAGGTCGGGCTGGTGCGTGGGACAAGATCGACCTCCAGACTGGCCTTGGCAGATCGCAGCTCGGCGGCGAAACTGCCATCTTCCTGTGACACGCTTCCAAGTGACCCGTTGAAGAGTGTGGCGCGGTCCAGAGTTTCCCAATCCACAAGGCCGATTGCAATGCGAGCCTCCGCAAATCGCCCCGCTTGCAGATCGGCTCGCGAAATTGAATCATGAGAGAGAACGCCTTCCACCTCGACAGCGTCGCGTTCGAGGCTGGCGGTGCGGCGGATGGCGGATGGGATCATGCCCGGTGCGGCACGGTATGTCATACCGCCAAAAGCAAGGTTACGATTGTGGCTGGTGAAGCCAAGCGTCACACCGTCGCGGCGTCTGATGCTCCACCAGGTTGCGACACCTTCCAATTCGCTGGCGAAAAATGTGTGAGTCATAGCTCCTCGCGCAATTCGATCAGCGGCACGGACGGCGCATCTCCGGCAGCGAAGGTGGCGCCGGTAATGTCGAGGCGATCCTCTGCGAAGCGGACAGGCACGTCAAAGAGGAAGCCGGCGCGGATTTCGGCATCCTGAGCAGGTGCCTGCGTAAATACGATCCGACCGCCCGGGGCGAGCGTCCAGTCGGTACTCGCCACACCATCAACACTGACCAGAATCGTATCGGCGCGCGGACGAGTGATCATACGCTGCTGCGGATCGCTGCCCGTGCCATAGGATTTCATCAGCGGAAAGGTCGCTGCCAGGCCATTGCCAATGCCGATCAGCTGATCAGTTGTGGTGGGCGTTCCGGTCAGACCGTTGGAGCTGAAGTCATAGGGATCCTCGAGGCGAAACCCGCGCGCTGGACCACGTCTGGCGCGGAAGAATTCCAGCAACACACCAAGTTCGGCGTGCGAGCGAATGCCTGGGCCTACATCGTAATTGAGGCGCGCGTCGCTCCACTGGCTGTTGCGCCGTTCATAGCCAGATGCGGTGAGCGATATGGCGGTCGAGAATTCCGGGCTGACCCCGGCATCGCGGCCCAGTGCCAGTGGATACAGCACGTCGTCAAAGGCTTGCACTTCTATCTCCTCGAAAGGCAGGCGGACATATCCGTCGCGGGTGATTTGCGGCAGTGCCCAGACAAAGGCGCGTGCGACGCCCCGGGCGATGGCTTCGTCGATTCCGGCGTCGATACGCGCCCAGAATTGCTCGGCATCGGCAGCATCAAGCACGAAGCCGCCGAGGTAATGTTGCGCGGCAAGCGGGTAGGCGAAACGGTTGTCGAGCTCAGTGTAGGCAGCTCTGCGCAGCGCCTCGGCACCGGCAGTGAGCCAGTCGTAATCCTCGACCTGAAGCACATCGAACGTGTCCCATTCGAGACGAAAATCGAGATTCATGCGCGAAATTGCGGGACGTGCCGGATCGAGCAATGTCGGGGTGAACAGCAGCAGGTGCGTGATCGTCCCAGCTCCGCCAGCGAATTTCGCGCGCTGTTCCATCGCGCGGACAGCGATGCTCAGCTGCTCGGCGCACCAGTCTAGGAAGTCGCGCTGGGGCGGGCCGTATTCGATTGTCAGGTCCGAAATTTCCGGGGGATTGGAATAGGCTGCGCGCACCCCGTCATCATAAATGCATGGCCTGCCGTCTGCATTGACCCACCACCATGGCTCGCCAACCTGATATTGCGCTTCCAGCCCCGCCGCCACCTGCAACGCGATAAATGCCTGGGTGATGTCGAGCAAATAGTCGACGGCGTCGCCTATCGCTGGCGACACCAGCGTCGATGGCGGCTCCCATCCGGTAAGCGCCGGATTGCCATCCCAATCGCGCTGCTTCCAGCTTTCGGGGCAATGCGCGTCGAACAGCTCGAAAGACAGCGAGACGATCGGCTGCATCTGTAGCCTCAAGCACTCGGCAAAGAATGCCTCGTGCCATTTGATGCACGGCTCGCCCAGCAGCGCCACCGGATCGACCAGCAGCGCGCCATTCACATCCGGTATGAGCCGGAAATAATGGCTCATCCCGACATAATGCACCAGTGTCCCGCGATAGCCGAGGTGGAGCGCATTGCGCAGCATCCGGGCGGGCGTCTGATTGTAGCTGTCATCATAGGCGGTCGACACGCCGATGTCGTGCGGCGGCAGCAGTGCGTCGCCTATCTTCAGCGTGGCACGCTCGCCGTCGCAGGCAATGTCGGTGAATTCGACCCAGCCATCCTCGCGTGCCGGCAACAGATCGCTCGATGCAGGATCGTAACCCACCGGAGCCAGCGAGATGAACATGCGATCGATATCGGCGACCTGCACCGGATCGCCATCGGCCAGCCAGCCCTCGCGCAGCTCGGAAAAGCGTAAAGTCACACGGGCATCGTCAGGATCGCCGCTGGCATAGTTCCACAGGCGGACATACCATGTGCGGGCGGCACCGGCACCATCGCGGCCTTCGATCGTCAGCGTTGGGCCGTGAACGGCATCGAGAGGGAGAATCCCTGCCGACCGCCAGAGAAATGTGATGGTCGTATTGCCGTAATTGCGATCGGTGTCGTAACTCAACAGCGGGTGATCGAAGCGGTCCTCACTTTCCCAGATCAATCCGGCAAGCGCATCGCGATTGTGGAACTCGCAATCGACGCGCAGTGAAACCGGACCTGTGGTGACGACGCTCGCCATCATCGGGCGAGGGAAGTCGACCGTCCAGAAGCGCGGATCGAACCGCTGGATATAGTCGAAATCCTGCCCCTCGCGGGCTTTTGCCAGCCAATATGCCATTGTCGCCTCCCTCAGCCTTCACGCATCGCGCGAGCGACAGCGCTGGCGATTTGACGTGACGAGCGGCGCAGCATGACAGGGCCTTCGGTCCCGCGCGGAGCATTGAGGTTGATCGCCACGCGCACGTCGCGACCGCCGGTCCCGCCGAGGCCAGTTTCGACGCGGCCAGCACTGGTCGGCACAAACACTTCGGGTCCGCGCTCGCCCACCAGATAGGCTGAACCGGGCGCTACCGGTCCACCGGTCGCGCGCCCGGGCAAGCCGAACAGCGAGCCGAAAATACCGCTAAGCAGCGATCCGACGTTCGAACCACCGCCTATCGGTGAGGCGCCGCCAAACAGGCTGCCAATGCCCGATTGAACCGCCTGGGCGGCAATCTCGCTCATCGTGCGCAAGGCGACGGATTTGAGCTCATCGAAGCCCAGCTTGCCGCGTCGGACCGCCGAAAGCAGCCCGCGCTCGAGCACATTGCCAGCCCTTTCGAAGCCATCCAGCAGCGAGGTGTCGAGCGCGCTGCGCATCGATTCGACATCGGATTGGAAGCCGCTGGTGCTGGCGCGAACTTCTACCATCAGCGTTTCGATTTCGTCATCCATTGCGCTCGCGCTCCATCATCGTTTCAAGGGTTTCGCGGGTAATCCCGCCAGGTGTTTGCTGTTCGTCTGCGCCCAGGATTGCGGTCAGTTCGGCGGGTGTGGCGTGCCAGAACCAATCGGGAGGCCAGCTCAGCAAGCGCCCGGCAGCACCGGCGATACGGTGCGCGCTTGCCGCAAAATTATCGCTCACTCAGCCGCCCCGGTGTCTGTCGGCGCACGGCCTTGGAGGATCTGTGCAAGCAAGGCGCGCAGTGGAGCACTGGCGCCCGCGAGTCCCACCAGCATCACCGCTTCACCAACTTCGTCGCGCGTGGTTGCACCACGATCCGCCAGGCAATGCCAGAACAGTGCAGCGATTTCGGTGAGGCGCAATTGGCCCTCGCTAGCGCGTTCGACCAGCGCGAACAGAGGGCCAAGTTCTTCCTCTGCAGCGACCAGCGCTGTGAAGGTCGGCCGCAATACGCGCGAGTGCCCGGCAATGACGAAAGCAGCTTCGCCGCGTTCACGGTTGGCCATCAAGCAGGCACCACCGCGCCAGAGCTTTCAAGCTGCATCGTGTAATTGCGTTCACCATTGAAATCGCCCGCATAGTCCAGTCGCTGGACGAGGAAGCGACCGCGCAGGCGCTCACCATCTTCAAAGGACAGCTCATAGTCCTCGATGGTCCCGGCGAGGGCATGGGCGCGGATATCGGCTTCGGCGGTACTGGCGAGGAAGATCCCCGCTGCGCTGACCGAAACAGAGCGCACGCCTGCGCCAGACAGAAGGTCGCGCCAGCCGCCCGATTCCTTGTGCGTCACAACCACGGCATCGCCGTTGATCGACATTTGCGTGGTGCGCAGGCCGGCGACGGTCTGGTAGGTGGGCGGCTGCGCGCCATCACCGATTTTGAGAAGGAAGGCAGAGCCTTTCTGGGCTGTCATGGGTCGGTTCTCCGTTGGTAGGGATTAGGCTTCGAGCAGGCGGAAACGGTATTCGAGCAGTGTCGCGCGGCGGTGCGGCGGGCGCTGTTCAGAACGTGCGCGAAGGAATTGCGTGGTGGCGATGTGGAACTCCGGCTGCTGACGAGGGAGCATCTCGATGCGCTCTTCGATCAGCGCCACGAGCGCGGCGGTTTCCGATGCTTCTTCGCCGCGATTGTGCAATTCGAATGCGATGCGGACTTCGCGGCCCTTGCGCTGCTTGGTGCTCCAGTCTGTGCTGGCACTGGCGGCGATGCCCAACCATGGTGGCTGCGCGCGTGAGGGGGCTTCTTCGGTCACATCGTTGAGGGCGGCGGACAACACAGGGTCGTCCGCCAGCCATGCGATAAGCGCGCCGCGCAATTGCGTTTCCATAATCAGTCGTCCCTGCTGAAGAGCGGCCACAACAGCCGCGCATTGCGCCAGCGTGCGCCGTCACTGCGGCGCGCGCGCAGCCGGTTTTCCGCCCCGGCTTTGGCGAGCAGGCGAGCACGATCTGCGAGCCGCGCGGCGAAGCCGTCAAAGTTCCCAATGCCCTGAGCCTGCCGAAGGGTCATGCGATGCGCATCCGTCGCCAGGGATGCCAAAGCGCGGCGACAGCAGCTGGTGGCGAGCGATTGGCATCGCCTTCGTTGCGCTCGCGATATTGGTGCGCGGCGAGGCGGATAACACCGTGTCGCATGCCATCGGGGAGGCTGTCCCATCCTGGAGCGAGGCCTGCGGTAAAGCGAATGGCCACACGGCTTTGGTCCGGCGCGACAAGCAAGTTCACCCGGCCGCAGCCATCGGCGGTTATATCGAACAGATAGGTCCCCGGATCGAGATCGACCCGCGCACCATCCGGGCTGATCGAAGCCAGCGATGTGATCGCCTGCACCGGCGCGGTGGCGAGATCGTGCCAGCCGCGCACGGCAGGCTGCACCTCTTCGCACAGGGCTTCGAGTGGCATCTGCCGGGTAAACCCCTCACATGCATCGAGAGCGGAGCGCAGCAGCGCGGTAAGCGCCGCATCGTCGCGCGTGGTGGTAATCGCGAGCCATTGTTTGAGCTCGTCGAGGGCCGAGCCCGCCAGGATGGCCGGCGCGATGATAGCCCGCTTCATGGCGGTCTCCTAAGATCAGATTTGCAGCAAATCGCGCCCGCCCCGCGAGCGGGAAGAGGGGCTCCAGCGGAGCGGGCGCGGTGCCTGGTGGCGCGATGCCACCGGCACTTCGAAATGTCAGGCTTGGCTGTGTAGCGGGGCCTTACACTTCGATCTTGAGCAGCTTGATCGCCGCGCTGTCGAGCACCTGTCCGCCAACCCGCTTGGTGGCATAGAAATGCACGAACGGCTTGTTGGTGAACGGATCGCGCAGGACCTGCGTCGCGCTGCGTTCGGCGATGATATAGCCCGCCTTGAAATTGCCGAACGCAATCGGGAATGCGCCCGCCGCGACATCGGGCATATCTTCGGCTTCGACCACCGGATAGCCGAGCAGGCGATCAGGCTGGCCTTCGACCATGCCGGGCTGCCACAGGAACGCGCCGTCGCTCGTCTTGAGCTTGCGCACTTCGGACAGCGTGGCCGAGTTCATCACCCAGCTGGCACCCTGGCGATGACCGGCCTTCATCGTGTGGACGAGGTCGATCAGGCGGCTTTCGGGATTGGCATCGAAGCCATCGATGTCCCCTGATCCGATGTACTGAAGCGAGCCAAAGGGGCGCACCGCATCGCCTGCCAGCGAAGTCGGCGAGGACAGGAAGCCGAGCGGCTGATCCACACCATTGCCGCCGACAAGGGCCGCGCCTTCCGCACGAGCGAATTCCATCGCGACTTCGCTCGCCAGCCAGCTTTCCATATCGAAAGCGGCATCGTCCAGCATCGACTGGCTGGCTGCCGGATTGGCGTAGAGTTCACCCGAAGGCGGTGCGATTTCGGCGAATTCGGGCGTGTCGGTTTCAGGCCGCCCGGCCGTTTCACCAACCCAGCCCGACGCAGTGCCGCCAGTGGTGATAAGTTTGCGATAACCGGCGCTGCCGACCTGGACCACTTGCGCAAGGCTGCGGATCGGGGAGATCTCCTTCAGCTCGCTGGCGATCATGGCATCGATTTCCTGTGGCACGGCATAGCCGCCATCCTGCGGAACCGCGCCAGAAATCGACTTGATCTCTGCCTCGCGGCCACGGCGCAGATAACCATCGACGAAGCCTTTGACTTCAGGGCTCGGTTCGCTGGAGGCGGCGCCTGCGATAGCCGGACGGGCGGCGGCACGGCCGACCTTGTCGAGCCGGGCTTTCACTTCATCGACATCGGACCGCAGCACGGTGATCGCTTCCTCGGTCTTGTCCTGCCGCGCGACGATATCGAAGCTGGCGGCCATCGCATCGGGCTCGGCGGAAGTGGTGGAGGTGGGGATCTGGATTTCCATAGGGCGTATTACCTTTCTTGGGGAGGCACAGGAGAAAGCCCCCTCTTCTTCAGAGGAGGGGGTTGGGGGTGGTGGCGAGCAGAGCGAGCGCTTCCACGCACCACCCCGCTGCGACTAGGTTCGCCTTCGGCTCACCAAGTCTCGCTGCCCCTCCTCTTCAGAGGAGGGGCAATTGGTGTCACGAAACCAGATGCACCCGCGCGCCATGTTGGAGCGGGTGGGTGACAAGGCTGACTTCGAACAGCTCGATATCTTCGAGTACGCGACCTTCGGGCAGCCGACGAAACGCACGCGCGCGGTAACCAAAGCTGAGGCCGTTGACCCTCTTGGCGAGCAAGTCGCCGACCGCGCGGCTTTCAGGGTTGTCGATCCGGGCAATCACACGCAGGCCGCGCTCGTCCTCCCGGACCAGCTCGACCGCGCCGATCTGCTGTTCGGGCCGGTGTTGCCAGAACAGCGGCAGTGGCCTGTCGCGTTCGTGGATCGAGCGGGCGAAAGCGCCGGGGCGGATGATATCCTTCGCGCTATCGGCGATGTCGAACAGCGCCGCATATCCGGCGATTCTCATCGCAGCAGCTCCGGAACACCAAGCCGCACCGCGATGCCGATGAGCAGCAGGGCACCAACAACCCGCACAAACCAGTCGACCGCAGCTTTCCACGCGCTGGTTTTTGCGGCGCGCCATGCGCCCAGCAGGTCACGCAGTTCGTCGAGGTCGTCCTGCGCGTTGTCATCGCCAAGGCCGAGCCGGTCGAGCACCCGGCGTGCACCGACTTCGCTCGATTCCTCGACAATCGCACGCAAGGTCACCAAATCTGCACCGCCGCCCTGGGCCTGTGCCAACAGGGCTGCGAGCATGTCTTCACGCATCATTGCGCATCTCCATCATTGGCGCGAATGCCCAGCATCGCGCGCTTCTCTTCATCGTCGAGGAAGTCAGCCTCGTTCACCTGCTTCCACAGTTTCTCGCGGTCCTCTGAGAGCGCAGGAATGCGATCGAGATCCACGGCGAGATCGAGTTCGGGGAACCACCGGCCGAGACCTTCCTCCAGGCCCGACAGGATCTTGTTCGCCAACGGCAGCAGGGTAAGCCGCCACAGCGCGCGATTGGCCTCGCGGTAATTGGCATAGGTATTGTCGCCCGGCAGGCCGAGCAGCATCGGCGGCACACCAAAGGCAAGCGCGATGTCGCGCGCCGCCGCCGCTTTCAGCTCGGCGAAATCCATATCGGCGGGGCTGAGCGACAGGCTCTGCCACTTCAGCCCGCCTTCGAGCAGCATGGGCCGACCGGCATTGCCGCCGCCCTGATAGGCCTGCGCCAATTCAGTCTTGAGGCGGTCAAACTGATCGCTGGTCAGCCCCGCCGTATCAGCGCCGCCATCATAGACGAGCGCTCCTGAAGGCCGCGCGGCGTTCTCGAGCAGCGCGCGGTTCCAACTTGCTGCGGCATTGTGAATGCCGACCGCCTGTTCCGCCGCCGAGAGGCACCCCGCGCCATAATGATCGTCCACCGGATGAAAGGCCTTGAGATGGATCAGGCACGGCCAGCCGTCCTCATCCTCGACCGGAATTTCCAGCGTGCGATCGTTCAGGCGGTAAAGATAGGCCCGCGGCCAGCCATCATCGCCGGGCTGCACCGTGACGCGCTCAGGCCGCAGAGCAAAAAGCTCAACCGGTCTGCCCGAACCATCACGCGCAATCTGCACAAAGCCATTGCCATGCAGCAGCAGATGCGCGGCGAGCGTTTCGAGCAGCGATTGGCCTGCACTTGTCGATCGGACGAGCGAGAGCGCTTGGCGGTCGGCCTGACTGAGCGGCGCACTGCCGACCCCCTCTGCGACGATCCGCACGGCGCGCTGCGCCACCGGATTGTCGAGAAAGGCATGACGCACTGCGGTGCGATATTCGAACGGGGGCTTCGCGCCGCCATTCTCATAGGTCCATCCCCAGGGGGACTGAAATGCGCGCGCCAATGGCACACGATCCCCGCCACCGCCCTTGAAGGCGGTGCGGAGCGTGTCGATGAATGACATTATTGTCTCCTCAAACGCCGGCGGCTGCATCCGCAGCCCTGGCTATCCTCGCTAATGGGCAGGCAAGCTGCCCTCGCTGCCCTCGCTGCGGACGCGCGGTCGCGCTTGCGGTCGCTTGGGCGACCGAATTTCCAGGCAGCATTGTTGTTTCCTAAATCTGGCGAACCGCAGGTTTGCCCCGCGTCCCCAGCATCAATTCACTCAGCGCCCAGACCAGCGCGTCGGCGCGATCGGGGCTTTTGCCGGGGCCTTCGTAGCTGCCGCCGGTCATGATCCCGCACAGCTGATCCTCCAGCTTGGCGAACTGGCCGACATGCGCCACGCGGCCTGTTTCGTAGAGCGCGGCGACCGGCTCGGCGCGGGCCGATTTGCCGCGGCTGGCGTGAACCAGTCTGATCGGCATCTGGCAGTCGGCGGCGCGCAATACGCTGCCCACCATATCGCCGCCCTGATTGGCTTCGGCGACCACGCGGTCGGCCTGCCATTCGAGACAGGTCGCGGCGACCTTGCGCGCCCATTGTTCCGGGCTGGCGCGGGCGAGCGAGGCATCGGTCAGCACATGTGCCTGCCCCTCTGCCGTCACACCTGCGACCACAATGCCGCATTCATCGCCGCGTGCCGAAGCGGGTGGATCGACGCCCACGACGATGCGCGCCATCTCCGCCACACTGGCAGGCACACGGCACCGCTCGATCAGCGAGCGGGACCACAGCGCACCCTCGACATCGGTTAGCAGCTCGCCGTCAAGCTCCTGCCTTCCGAGCGCGGTCTGGCCATAGCGATTGCGCATTCCCCGCACGAAGCGTTGCGGCAGGTTCAGGGCATTGTCATAGGTGCTGCCGCGGGTGATCCGGACGTGCCCGGTCTCGGCTTCTTCAAACAGGCGGTTGAGCAGCGGTACGGCGCGCGGCGTGGTTGTTGCGAGCGTCTGCGGGCACTCTCCCAGACGCATGCCGAAATTCAAATTGTCCCACGCGGCAATTGCCCGATCGCGGGCATTATCCCATTTGCCGATCTCGTCGCACCACGCGTGACTGTGCTGCGGTCCACGCAATGTCTCGGGTTCACCTGCAGAGTAGAGCGTGGCCTGCGCGCCAGATCGCCAGCTTAGCCGCCGCAAGGACGGCTCGTAGGTGACGCGCTTCCGCCGCCGCCGCATACATTCAACAATTCCGCTTTCTCCTTCCACCATCACCGCACGTCCGTCCGCGAGCGAGCTGGCGACCAGTGCGATACGGGCGTCCGGATCGGTGAGAGCCGTGCCGCAAACCCATTCGGCACCCGCCCGGCTCTTGCCAAAGCCGCGCCCGGCACAGATCAACCAGGTGGTCCAGTCTCCCGGCGGCGGCAATTGTTCGCGGCGGGCCCAGACCTGCCAATATCGTTCCAATCCGCGTTTCTCACTCACCGTCAGCGTATGCAGGGCGCTCTGACGCCGATCTTCGGGCTGGGTGAGAATCCAGTCGCGCAGCTCAGTCAGCGCTGTCATCAGGAACCTTCACACCGCAATCTTCGGCAAGCATTTTGTCGACTTCGACCTGGCGTCTGCGCATCGTGTCCAGCTTTGCGGTGAGCGATGCGAGAACGGCTTCTTCGTCTTCCTCTTCATCGAGTGCGCGCTGCTGGCTCACTTCGTCCCGGTGAGCCAGCAGCAAGCGGATGGCGGCGGCATTGTCGAACCTGGTCTTGGCACTGGCGCGCTGGCCTTTGCGCAGACGCAAGAGCAGTTCGATTTCGAGATTATCGTATCCTTCGCACAGCGCCTTGCGCCATTCCTGCGCGAATTCACGGTCACTGCGGCGGGCGGCATAGACTGTACTTGTGGAGACACCCGCTGCTTTCGCGGATGCCGACACGTTTGATGTCTCCGCCAGTTTTGCAAGAAACGCGGCACGTTGCGCGGCCTGCGCGTCTGTAAGCTGTTTCAT